ATCGTCGGCGAAGGCGTGGGACGGGCAGTGCAGGGCGCGGTCAATGCCCTGAGGGCCGCACCGCCGGCATTATCCGACATCAACGCCATTGGCAGGAATTGGCTGGCAAGCGCGCTTAGCAGTGAAACGCCTGCCTCCTTGGCCGCGGCTCAAGCACGCATGGGGCCGGAGGGTTTTGTCGCTGACATCAATCCAGCGATGACTAATCTCGCAACGGGAGTTGCGACAAGCGGCGAAGCGCCGGCTAGTTCGGCGATTACTGAAGCCTATCGATTGCGTAATGCGGGCCAGCAAACTCGAATTAGTGCTGCTCTCGATCGCGCCATGGGGCCGCCGGTCAACATCGTCGATACCGTTACGGCGCTAAGTGATGCTCGCAACGCAGCTGCAAAACCGCTGTACGATCAATTTCGAAATATCCCAATCGAGGTGACGCCCGAATTAGAGGCGCTGTTGCCGCGCCTCGATGCTGCTGGCGCCTTTGACCAAGCAAAAAAATTAGCCGCCATCAATGGCGATAAGATCGATCTGAAAGCGCCGACCGCGCAGACTTGGGACTATGCCAAGCGCGCGCTCGATTCAAAGATCGACCAGGCCTACAGCGGAGGCGACAAGACGACTGCGCGCGCGCTGGTCAATCTGAAAAACAGCATGATCGGCGAAGTCGAGAATGCGCCGGGAGGGGATGTCTGGCAGCAAGCGCGACAAGCGTTTGCGGAACCATCCTCCTTGATTGATCAACTTGTCGCCGGACGAGATACGTTCCTCGGCGGTCGCTCAGGGACGACCGTTGATGAACTTGCCGATGAATTGCGCGGTCTTTCGCGTCCGGAGTTGATGGCGCGAATTCAGGGTATGCGATCTGCCGCGCAAGACGCGATCGGTGACTCGATCAATGGCGATGCCACTCTGCGCAATCGCCTCCTGGCGAAAAACAACCAGGCCAAAATCAAGTTGATGGTTGGTGCTCAGGATGGGCAAAAGCTGATCGATACGCTCCAGCAGGAAAAGTATCTCGGCGATCAGAGCAAGTATGTCCTGCCGACAAGCGGGTCTCCCACCGCCGGCCGGACCGCGGCGGTTAATGCTTTGCAGGCGCCCCTTTTGCCGCATTGGAATCCTGATCTGACGCAGCCCCTTTCGTTCATTCCGCCGACATGGATCGACGCGCTTCGGCCTTCTACCGTACTCCAGGGCGGTCGTGGCGCCGCGTTTGCCAATGCGCGACAGCAAATCGCCCCCGCGCTTCTCACCCGCGGTAACGCCATTGCCGACCTGCTCGCCGGCATCCGGCAAGAAGCCGAAAGCCGCGCTGCAGCCGCCGGCGCTGGTGCCAACGTGTCTCGGGGGATAACCGGAGGCATTACCGGTGCTGCGCAGACACCCCGCGCCAGGCGGCGCTTTGGCCAAAATGCTTTAGTCCAAGGTGCATACTGATGCCGCGCACTCGCCGCCCATACATGGCTACAAGGGAAAAGCCGCCCCGCCGGCCGGACGATTTTAAGGAAAAGCCGCCTATTTCGGCTAGAGGGCGACCGTCCGAATATTCAATCGAACTAGGGCAAACGATTTGCGAGCGACTTGTTGAAGGTGAGACGCTCCGCAAAATTTGTCTTGATCCGGAAATGCCTAGCCGGAGCACCATTTTTGTTTGGCTGACTCGCCATAACGAATTTTTGGAACGCTACAAAATTGCGATTGAGCTCCATGCCGACTACTGGGCGGACATGGCGCAAGATATCGCCTCCGATCGCGTCGGCGACTACATCGAGAAAGACGGTAAGCTGATCCCGGATTGGGAGAATGTTCAGCGTTCGCGTCTGCGCGTCGATACGATCAAATGGCGGACCGCGAAGCTTAATCCAAAGAAATATTCCGACCGGTTTCAGATGTCGGGGCCGGATGAAAAGCCATTGCCGAGCCAGACTCTAACGGATGAGCAACGGGTGGTGGCCCTCAAATCTCTTCTCAAAAAAATGAAATTGCGTGTTGACGAGTCGGAAGGGGGCGCGATGCAGAGCCTATCTGAGGAAACGATATGAAACGTCTGTTACTTATTCTCATGACCGCTGCGGCGATCACTGCATCCTATACCCAAGCCTTTTCGCAAGCGACAATATTACCTCCAGGCGTGACATGTTTCAGCACGGTGCCTCTTGGCTCAATCGGCTTCTACATCCCCAACACGCTGAGCTTCAAACAGACCTGGCAGGATGCCGGCGAAACCATCCTCAATCAAAATCCTGTCCCGCTCGACGCCAATGGCTGCGCCATTATTTACGGCGCCGGCATTTATCGAATGATTGTGAAGGACTCTCTCGGCAACACTGCATACGACCAATTGACTGCTTCTACAGGACCTAACGGCCTATTCTGGGCGGGGACTGCCGGAGGAACCGGCAATGCAATTACGGTTACCGACTCAAGTTTTGCATTGCAGGATGGCGCGACGATTCAATTTCGCGCGTTTGCTCCCAACACCGGATCCACCACCATCGCGGTTTCGAGTGGCACTCCGGCCATCGTGGTCAAGGATACATCCTCCGGGCCTGCGCCGTTAACCGGAGGTGAAATTGGCCAGGGCAATGCACCCATCGTAACTTACGATGCGCCCAACGCCGAATTTCATCTGGTCAATCCCTCCGTAGGAGGATCACAATCAGCCGCAGCCGGACTGCTGACGCCACAAGGGTACCTCAATTTGGTTGGGCAGGCATCCGGAGGGGTTATTCAGACAGGCGACGTTATTGGTGCAACAACCATTTATTATTCGCCTTTCGTTGGCGATACGGTTCCCATTTGGAACGGGACAACTTTCGTCAGCACGGTCTTTTCGGAATTGACCGCTGCTCTTACCGCCGCAGCGAGCCCATCAAACACGATCCAGGACGCCTGCGTATTCTCGAACAATGGAATTCCGACACTCGTTATCGGTCCGTCGTGGGCGAACGTTTCGGCGGGTTCGGGTTCGCGCGGAACTGGCCTAGGTACGGCTCAGCTTTCGAAATTGCAGGGTATCTGGGTCAACGCCACCCAGATTATCGGTTTCAACGGGCTGTCGTCTTACACGATCCCAGCCAATCAGTGCACCTATGTCGGGTCGCTCTCGATTGATGCAACTGCGGGTCAAATCTCAGCCTATTTGAGCTACGGTCAGAATAGAAAATGGGGCGTCTGGAATGCCTATAACCGGCAATTGATCACCCTGATTGCCGGCGACAGTGCGTCCACGTGGATTTACAACACAAATACGATCCGGCCGTCGAACAACAGCAGCGCTAATGGCTTAGTCGCCTTTACGGGCCTGCCGGAAGAGGCGGTCAATATCACCTTCACCCAGCTCGCAAAACTGATCGCGCCGAACGGAGGTGCGGGCGGCGAAATGCAGAACGGCATCGGATACAACAGCACGACGGCTTTCAGCGGCCAGAGCGGCGATTTCCTATTTCACAATCAGACTACGGCTACCGGAGAGCAGGGCAACGCAGTGATGTGGGCGCATTACGTTGCTCCGCCGGCGCTGGGCTTGAATACCGTTACCGCGCTGGAAACATCCCCCGCAAATAACAATAACAATACTTTCACCGGGACATATTCGAACATGATCCTAGAAGCCCAGTGGAAGGGTTGAAATTGGGTGTTGTCCTAATTCCGAGCCCTTTGTCCTAGTTTGAGTTTTGGGCTGTCCTAATTTCCAAAAATCAAATAGCGCAGCACATCGAATGCCCCGATGATAAGGGGCAGGCTGGGCAGCAGGATCAGGCCGCACCCCAAACCCATCTCGGCTCGTTTGCGCTCCACAGAGTCCGGTGCGTACCGTTTTTCAAGACAATACCCGATGAACATGATGGCGAAAATGATCGGGTAATAGAGAACTATCCACCAGCCCATTGCGCTCAATTGACGGCCTCTCTGGTCGACCAGTCATAATTTGGGGAAAAGCAGCAAGGTACCCCCTGCACTCGTTCCCGGACCATTACGCGCGCGCGTGGGTTTTTGGCCAGGAATCGGCGACCTCGCTTACCCTATGCTTACCCGGCACTAGTATTGGCGGATTATTCGGCCCACCAATATCTAGACTTATGCCCGTAAAATAAGGTGGTGAGCGCGCTGGGACTCGAACCCAGGACCCCGTGATTAAAAGTTATGGGTTCAATCTTTTTGCTGATTTTCTTTCATCATCGCTGATTGACTGGCCGCGACGAAAGGTACGGATATTGCGGTATTTCAAGCACTATTTGATTGCCGATAGTTGAATTAGGTTTATAGTCGGGTTGCTTACCGCACGCTTACCGGAGGCAATCCATGCGGGTCAATCTCACGCCGGGCTTTGTGTTGGACGCTAAGCCGCCAGAGACGGGCGACCGGATTATTTATTGGGACGAAGGCTTGCCTTGCTTCGGGCTGATGGTGACCAGCTCGGGCCACAAATCATTCGTGGTGCAGTATCGCGCAGCGGGGCGCTCACGGCGCATGACGTTCAAAGCCGAAGCCCGCGGCGGCCTGAGCCTCGACAAGGCCAAGCGTGAAGCGAAGGCGGTCATCGGCGCGGCGGTCAAGGGCAACGATCCTCTCACCGATCGCCGCAAGGCTGAGCGGGCCGCTGGGAACACGTTGGAAGCGGTTTGCGACGAATACCTAGATCAGGAGGGCGGACTGCGGTCCATCGAGCAGCGGCGCGCCACGCTGAAACGGCTGGTCTATCCCACACTCGGCAAGCGGCAGATTGATGAGGTTCGCCGGTCCGACATCGTGAAGCTGCTGGACCGTATCGCCAACGAGAGCGGGCCGGTCATGGCAGACCATGTGCTGGCCTATCTTCGGCGGGTCATGAACTGGCACGCCGGCCGCTCGGATGATTTCCGCTCGCCCATCGTGCGGGGCATGGCGCGGACGAAGCCAAGCAAACGGCGCCGGCAGCGGACGCTGACCGACCCCGAGCTGCGCGCCATCTGGAAGGCGGCAGAGAAGGAGCCGACGCCGTTCTCTCGACTCGTACAGGGTATCCTGCTGACCGCCACGCGGCGCAACGAAGTGGCCAGGATGAAGCGGGCGGAGGTGTCGGGCGAGGATTGGGTTATTCCGTCCGCTCGGTACAAGACCGGCATGGAACTGCTGGTGCCCCTGTCGAAGAAGGCCGCCGCATTTTTCAAAGCCATTCCGCGAGTCGGCAAGCCCGGCTATGTGTTCACGACGGACGGCAAGCACCCCATCAGCGGCTTTTCCAAATTCAAGCGCGACTTCGACAAGGCCTGTGGC